ATGCCATTATTAATCAAGTGTATCTTACTTTTTAATTGAGGATATCTTTCTAAAAATAAGTCACGATGCCATTCTGTTAGGCATATACAACCAGATATATATTTATTCCATTTTGTTAGTATTTGGTCCTCCTTAAAGTAACATCCATAAGGTAGTAATAATACATCATGTGCCCAAATAAAGGATTGATAAAATGAACATTCTTGGAACATTTCATAAAAGGCAATATATCTCGAGACAATAACAGTATGAAATGGCATAGAATTAACTAAATCCTTGATTTTATTATCGTCAAATGGTACATAACTTATATTATCAAAATGTTCCTCAGCAACTTGACCGCAGATATAAATATGGTAATCTTTAGGAAAGCAAGTAGATAGATAAGCAACAGCTTTTTCAGAGCCACCCAATGCATTTGTAGCCATATAGGAATAGTTCCATTTAATTTCAGAAAATCCAGTATAAATAAGTATATTTTTGCTATTTTTGCATTCTTCTTCGGAAAACTTGTTATCCTTGTTAGTTACTTCTTGGACAAATATATATTCCAGATTAATTCCAGCATTTCTGTATTCATCTTTAAGAAAAAAATCAAATTTATGCAGAGCTACTCCTCTTTCCTGTAAAAACTTGATATATTCATTCGCTAAGGGTATAAAGGAAGTATTATCACTGGGAACATGTTGAAGAAAAAATTGCAAATTATATAGTAAATTTTTAATATACCATTCATCGATTGGAAATTGTTTTTTATGAAAGACGATTTCATACATTCTTATAACACATTTAAAGTCTTGAACCTTATCAGCAATCAGTATCATGTAGTAAGGTACAAAAAACGAAAATTTATCTTGTATGACAAATAATTTATTCAAAATATTATCGTTCAAATACTTATTTTCCATGTAATCCTTTACGTTTAAGTAATAATTATATGCAACTTTATGCATATTATCGCAACAATAATGAACTAACAATGGAAACAAGCATTCTACTCTTTCTGTATCATATGCAAATGCTTTTACTAAATAAAAAAACCCCAGCTCTTGTTTATTCAATGCCTTATAGCAATCATAAATGTACAAACAAGAGGTATATTTTTCTTGTGCCCATTGTTTTTCATGACTTAATGTAACAATATACCATTTAATGGCTTCTTCAAATTTGCCACAGTCCTTATAACTATTAGCACAATAATAAGAATATCGATGGAACAATGGGTCATTTTTTTGTAGAGCTTCGTTATATGCTTTTTCAAGAATAAGTGCATCTTTTAAATATTTTTCTGGATCTTTGCTACGATTACCGCTTCTCCCAGATACAACGAAGTAGTCGCCTTCAATTGTAGTCGATTTGGCGCCGGGTTCTTTGCATGAAATAAATTCATGGATGACTGATAAGTATTCAAATCTTTTGTAATTATTGATTAATAAAACTCTTGTATACATAGTTCCTGCAGGAGATCCAAATTTCATATGATATTCATCATATAAGACTTGGTGAGGCATCTCAATATTGCCAATAATTTCGTCATCCGCGTCAAATACTAACAATAGTTGAGTTTTTCTATATGCACGTTCTAACGCAAGTGTACGATTGTGTGCAAAATTGACCCATTTATCATGGTGTAATTCACCTTTTATATTTTTCTCATTAAAAAAATCAAGTATAATTTGCGGGGTATTATCTGTAGAGCCTGTATCGCAAATAACCCAATAGTCGAATTTAATTTTGTTGCACAATTTTTGTAATGTGTCTCGAATAATATGACTTTCATCTTTTACAATCATATTTAAACAAATTGAAGGATTATTCTCCGATATAATTAAATTCATATAAATAATTAATATATACCTGTTTTTAACTATTTATATATTTAATTAAATTATTATTAGATTTTTAGTTTATTTAATTTTATATATGTCTAACAATTTGATATAATCGTTAAAATGGTCAAAATAATTGTAACTATTCAACTCCTCTTCACTAACAACAACTTCAAATTGTTCTACTAATTTGATAACAATAATACCTCTATAATTAATATTGTAGCAATAAAAAAATCGGATTTTGTCATTGTAGAAACGAATTAAGTGATAAATAAATTTCCATACATCTCCAGTCCATTGTTCTTTTGTTTTCAAGACACCATTTTCATAACAATGTTTAACAGGAATTTTTAATTGTTCATTAACATTCAGTGGAATAATATCATCAATAAAAATGATACCATTTTTGTTTAAAATATGGATACTATTATTAAAATCGTTTAAAACATTTTCGCAATGATGCATACCATCTATAAAGATAACATCAAATGATAGTTTATTATTATTCTTGTTATTATTAAAATAATCATCAGATGTTTCCTTATATATTTTTCCATTATTTATATAGTCGATTTTTGGATCTGGATCAACCCCAATTTTATCCATAAAATGAGTATTTGTTAGTGTGTAGCCATATTCTATTCCAATTTCCAAGTATTTTTGCAAAGAATTTGTTAATGAGTTAATAACCATATGTCTTTCATTTAATAATGTATTATATTTTGGTTTCGAAATGTTTGATGACAATATATGATATTCTTTGACAGATAGATAGCATAATTTAAAATAGCGAATAAGTGTTTCCTCAGTTTCATCGAGTAACGTATAGCATTTCATATTAGAAAATCCTAGTTGTTCGATTTTTTGCCATAAGTATTGAATAGTGCATTTATTTTCCAAAATAATAAAGTCGTTTTTACTATTTGTATACAACTCTTTTATTAAATCCAGGTGTTTTAATAGTCCATCCAAACCAATAATACAATATTGTCTTTCATAATCAGGATTAACTAACAAATTGCAGAAGCGATGTTCATATTGTTCAGGATCTCTTTTCCAAATAACTGTATGATCATGTAAATATGTCTCATCTTCATATGCATTTTTTTGTTTCATTTCATCATGAATATGAAAGGTATCATAGAAAATGGGACTGATAAAATTGGGACCAATACGATTTATTTCAGCGTTACGTATTAAAGAAAAATTGTTATTTTCATTATTCATATATTGAATATATCCCATCTTATGTATTTTGGCTATTTTTGTATTGAGTGCGGTACGTAAAATGATTTCATAATCATCACAAATAGGCAAATATTCACAATAGTTACCGATTTTTAAAAGAACATCCTTTCTCCAAATGCGTGGATGATTAGGACAACATACTAAGTGGCTCAATGTAATATTATTAATATTTGGTGTATTATAAACGTATACCCATTTATTTTGATATTTTTGGAAATAATATGAGCCATAACCTTTGCAAATATGATCGCCATACCAATAGTTTTCTCCATTTTCATAAATATTGATGAAATCCATATAAATAAACCCTATTTCTGGATCCGTAGTAAATAATTGGGTTGTTTCCTGTAAAACAAATGGTAAAATTTCGTCATCATGATCAAGTTCTAATACATATTGTCCTCGACATAATGAAACAGCCTCATTTTTGACATTGCCAATATATCCATTGTTTTCAAATCTCCGATATATTCGGACGCGATTATCTGCAGAGAGTTTATGTTTTAAGTAATTAAAATTGTGCTCGTTAGGAGAATCGTCGACAATTACCCATTCCCAATTTTGCATGGTCTGTTTTTTCAGACTGTTAAACGCTCTCAAGATTTTTTCAAATGAATTATATGCCGTTGTAAAAATAGAAAAAATGGGTCTCACTAGTATACGATCTAATGTGCAAAAAGATATATATTTTTCATTTACAAGTTGGTTAAAATCTGAAATATTTGTTATGCTGGGTACATGTAAAACTCTATTATATATATTATTATCTTGAAATATAGATGCCAGATCGGCTGCATATTCACTCTCTTCAGGTCCAAATGTTACCAAGAGTGAAAAAACTTGTTTATACAATTTATTCAGTTTTTCTTTATTATTGACAATAGTTATAGAACATTCAAGACGGCTCGAATTTTCTTTTAAAAATTGGTCGATAATTTCATATTTGTTGTAGCGAAAAAATAAAATAAAAGGATATTTCATTATATTTTATTTATTAATTAAATATTTAAGTAATATTTAAGTAATATTATTGATTTATTTTTACATATAATTTAAATTTAAAATTCAGGTGTGTGTTTCTTAAATAAACAACCCTGAGGAATTATATATTTTACATCTGGTGTAACAACCTGAGGGTTTTGGTGGTCACAATTTGTCATCCAAATCTTGACAATACAGAAATTTTTTTTAGGTGAAATGGTAATCCCTGTAACACTATTAACAAATGGAATATTACTACTGATAGTTTCTCCAATAAGTACAAAAGTTAAATCACGCCAGACCTCATAAACATTCTTGTTAGAAACTTTGTAGGAAAAGCAGCCACCATTTCTATTCTTTGGATCTTCCCACATAGGAGTAATGCCGTCCTTCATAATAAACAACATGCAATTCTTTATGAGGCCCTCTGGTAGTGATTCAGTAACACCAATAGTTTCTTCTACATTAGTAAATTGCACAATTTTCTTGTAACTTTTAATTGTCCAATCGGGATCTTGAGGAAGATGTGCCCACAAATTCCACTTATATTTTAACCTATGGAAATCTGATGTACTTGCAGTAGCCATTGTTGAAACAGTATACGAGGGTACCATTATATTTATATTACTTCAATTTTTTTTAAATTATTTTAATATTAAATGTTATTTATTTGTTTGTGCAATACTTATAAACTTGATTCTGGTTTTTCTAGAGTTATATATTCGTCTGAATCAAACCCATCACTTTCTTTATGGTTGCCTTCTCTTTTGGTCTCTTTATCCGGAACTGCATTATCAACAGGAACGGAAATGTCTAAATTATTATTATTATTATTATTATTATTATTATGTAAATGAATAATTTCATAGTCATTTTCTTTAATGATTAGCTCACAATTTGGTGTTAGTTCTACAAAGTTAACATTATGATCTAAAATATTTACTGTATAATCAAAATTATCGGATGCAACTGTAACATTTAAAATGTTTTGTAAATAATATTGGAAAAACCTGCTATTTAGTTTATTATTCACAATATAATGATTATAGTTATCTGTCTTTAAATCAACAGCATATACCTGGTTATTATATGTTAAATCAACAGACATAAATTTAATATTGGATAGTTGATAATCAAAGGAAAAAGGTAGATCAAAGCAGTAATAATGTATTTTATTTTCATAATCCGCATTATTGTCTGACCAAATAACTAAATCGTAAAGGTTATTCCATTTTAATTCATCTTTTAAGGCGTTTATCGTTTCCTTTGGAAGCAATACATTTGTTTGTTGAATACCTTTTTCATAAAGTTCAAATTTACATTTTGGAACAGGGAAATCAGGTGAATTAATTATTTTATCCATTTTTAAATATTGTTCGATAGATGTACAAATAAATCGAATATATGGCATTAATTTAGTTTTTAGACGAATAAATTGAATTTGAAGATAGCTATAATAATAAATTAAATTATAAGAAAATGTTAGTAATTTAGGTTTTAGAATGATAAGTATATTATCGAACATTTCTTGAAATTCAACAGGATATAATGATTTATAGCATTCTATAAAAAATAAAATTGCAAATGCAAAATATATAAACATAATACGTATTATATTTATATTTTTAAATTGTTTTA